GTAGCATTCATGCAATCCGAAGATGCTGACTTCCTAAAACGACAATCTAATTTCATACCAGAAATTGGTTGTTCGATTGGTAAATTGTGTGAAGACTCCATTTTTAAATCACTTCACGCTAATATCCAATCCAAAACTGAATTACCTGAGCAGGTGTCGTCAAGTTGTATAGAGACGGCCATGCACGAGTGGTTCGCACATGGAAGAGAGGTATACACAATGCGTCAGCAACAAATGCGTCGTGTTTGTGAACGTGCCAATCTTCCTGTCCCAGCCGTAAATATCAGCTTTCAAGAGCGGGTTGATCATTGGCTGGAAAAATATAGCTCGAAGTCCGTATAGATATCTAGATGTATTGAGGAGATACGGCAAACAAAATTTGTGTCTAATATTCACATATGTATAATACATTACATATAAATATATAAAATCCTGTAACAAATTTTGGACGCGGTTCACAGTGTCGAAGTCAATCAAGTGAACAAGGTGATATGAGCACCTTAAAGGCTCATAGTCTATGTGTTTCCCCTGACACAAAGACTTATGGAATATGGGGACTTCTCGCTTCAGGTATTGTTTATATCTGGTGTGCACTTATCACAGATTATAGATCACGGAAAGATAGTGATTGTGATACTCACACGCATATCGAACCTCAAGCAGAGGAGCTGCAAGTCGGCCCGGGATCCGATAATACAAAGTCCCAAAATGTATCATTCAATGATACACATCCAGGATACAAGACTGATATTCTGGGTGCATTTGATGAAGTTCGGTCAGCGCCATTGGCATCCGATGCAACATTAGATGAATTTTTCAGTCGTCCCCTTCGTATTGCATCTTATGATTGGGGTGTTGGAACAACTTTGTCCGAAGTTTTTAACCCCTGGAATCTTTATTTTTCCAATCCTCGTGTTATTAATAGGATTGCGAATTATAAACTTTTGCAAGCGAAGTTACACGTCAAAGTGTTAATTAATGGGAATTCTTTTCATTATGGGAGGCTTCTAGTCTCTTATTACCCGTTACCTACACTTGACGAAATGTCGGTTACTCGTTCTTTTTACGATGTAGATAATGTGGGAGATACACAACGTCCTCATATTATGCTCGACCCAACCAATTCTCAAGGTGGAGAAATGGTTTTGCCATTTTTCTGGAATAAAAATCTTCTAGATATTCCAGGAGAAGATTGGAACTTAATGGGTTCACTAAAGATTGCTACCCTTCAGGGGTTGAAACATGCACTTGGAGCCTCAGATACGGTAACAATCAATGTCTTCGCATGGGCCGAGGCCGTAAGGTTTGCTATTCCGACGCAAACCGAGCCTGGTGCAATTGCACCTCAGGCTGACGAGTATGGTAGGGGTGCCATATCTCGTCCGGCAACTGTTGTTGCTAACATAGCATCAAGACTGGCCAATGTCCCTATAATTGGTCCTTTTGCTATGGCAACCCAAATTGGTGCTACTGCTACAAGTGCAATAGCCGCTTTATTTGGATACTCTAAGCCAGCAGAAATCGATTCACATTCCGTGCGGATTGTAAATCGAAATTCACTAGCTACAACAGTTGGAACCGAGCAAGTTGACAAACTAACTGTTGACCCAAAACAAGAACTTACAATTGATCCATGTACTGTAGGTCTTGAATCAACAGATGAGATGGCAGTTCTCAATATTGCTCAACATGAAACATATTTGACATCTTTCGATTGGGACGTCGGAACAAGTCAAGAAACACTTCTGTGGAATTGTGTAGTAGATCCATGTTTACATAGGATCTTAAATTCAGAATTACATTTTACTGCACCATGTTTTGCCACTTTACCTTTTGACTATTGGAGAGGAACCATGGTTTTCCGCTTCCAAGTCGTTTGTAGTAAGTACCATAAAGGTCGTTTGAAGATTGTCTACGATCCAAACAAAACGCCATCAGGTGGAGCAGCAGAATATAATACAGCATACACTACTATTGTAGATATTTCTGATACTACAGATTTTACAATTAAAGCTGGTTGGGGTCAGCCATTTTCCTATCGAGAACATATTACTATTCCCACAACAGAAAGTGCTATGTTTTCAACAACACCTTTACCTTATGCTTCTAATAGTACTAAATATGGTAATGGTACTTTGGCAGTTTATGTGGTAAATGAGTTGACAGTTCC